CCCCGCCACTGCTGTCATTGCGGCAGTAAACACAAAGCCAATCGGGTTTGCTGCGATAAACGCAGTCAGCCCAGCAAATGCCCCTTTCAGCCCCGTAATCGCGCCACGAATGGCAAAAATGAGCGATGGGATTGGTGCCAGTCCCATGCGTGCAGCACGATTGAAACGAGTGACTGCCGTCGCTCCCAGCGTGAATGGTGTCTGGATTACAGTGGACATTTTCATGAAGGTGGAAAGCATCTGGCCGCCGGCGCCGACAACACCTAAAATGCCCGCTCTGAGCATTTTAAATGCCACCATTCCGGCGACAATTTTGCCCAGCGTAATAACCAACTCCTGATTCTTAGCCAACCATTGCGCCAGCTCGCGCAGGCCATCAATCGCGGTGGTAAGCCCCTCGCCCAATGAATTAGCGAACGAAATGCCTTCTGCGCTGTTCATTACGGCCGCCAGCTCTTTCATCCCCTTGGTCAGAGAATCAAGATATCCAGCCTGCCCTACTCGATCGGCAAACAGAGTGAAAGAGGTTTGCAGCTGCGCCAACGCACCGGTGTAGGTTTGCATCATATCTTTGGCGGCATTTTCGTTTTCCGCACGCAAACCAACAAACATCAATGAAAGAGCCTGTTTCGCTTCAACGGTCCCACTGGAGACGGCTTTGGTTAGCTCCCCCATCGTGATACCAGCCGCAT